ATCGGCAGTATCGTGGACCGCCGAGGCTTTTACTGGAGGGATGACCTTCTTTTCGATCAGGCACTCAACGAGCGTAAGGTCAAACCCCGCGTTGTGCATAATCCATGTCTGCCCACCGACTCGATCCCACGGAGCATCCTTCGGATGCCCGACAAAACGGAGTCCGTCATCCCCCGCCATTGAGACGAGATAGATGTCGGTGGCGCGAGCATAATGCCACGCACCCATAGTTGAGACACTGATGTCGTTGTCGTAGTAGGATTCAAAGTCGATGGAGCAAATCATGGTTTTTAATCTACTATTTCCCAATCCTCTGCGAGGATGTCGGTTTGAGATGCCAGCCAAGGCACGCGGCTTCCGTTCGGATAAGCCGGATGCCCTTGCGGGTATTCGATGTAGATGTAGGGGAGCGTCATCTTGCTATTTTCGTCAGGGGTTTGCAGCGCGAGCCACATTCCCTTTCCGTTCCATCCCTCGCGTCGCACGCGAAGCTCGTATTTCAGTTGCTTGATCGCCCATCCAATATCGTGTGGCATCATATTGTTAGGCGAGGTTAGCGATGAGTTCCTTCTGAGCTTCGGTCACGAGCCCAGCCGTGCGGATTGACGGGGTCCACCAAGATTTGTCCGCCTTGGTGACGATGCCGCTTCCCAAGTCCCACTGCCCGCCCTTGAGGCCAACGGCGGCAAGGTGTGTTCTGAGACTGGTAGCGAGCGGAACCGCGATACCCGAAAACGCCGTGCTGGCGAAGGTTGCCACGGCGCGGGTGTAGCGGGTGCCGTCAGAGGCAATGTTGTAGAACAAGCTCTCGCTCTCTTCGGAGAGCCCGTCGATTGCTTGGATCAAGAACTCCACGGTCGCGATTTCAGAAAAGAAACCGATTCCGCGAGTCCAGTGAACTTGACCGCCCGCCTCACGCACCTGCGCTGCCGTGGAGAACATTCGGGCTGGATTAGCCTCACGGTCGTCGTAAGGAATGTTTTCCTGATACTGCTTGAGCATCTGAAGCGCGATCACGCGAACGGGGAGCCCCTTCTTTTTGTCCTTCGGGTCGAGTTTCGATATTTGATGTTGTTTGTCTAGGACCCAAGTGCCAGGGGTGAACTGGTCAGCCAGAACGCCCGTCTTGTTGACCAAGTTAATGCGAGGCAGGCGTGTGTCGCTGCTGTCCCAATCCCCAACTAGACCCTTGTCTGCAAGAGCGTTTGGAGTGCTGATGTTGGCGAGCGTGTTAGGCTCGGTTGTGGTGAGTTGTTTGGACTCGGTAGTAGTTTCGATTTCGTCGAATGATAATGTAGCCATTTGGTATTTTTGTGTTTTGAGTTTTGTTGTTCTGAGGGGAAGGTTGTGTAATTAGACGATGCGGTTATTAAACCGTTCAAATCTTTTTCAAGAATTTTACAGTGCCCTCGATCTTGGCCGCGTTGGCGTCCAAAAGTGAGTCTCGAAGCGCCAGCTTTGCTTTCGCCATCTGACCGCGTTCCGCTGTGCGGGCAACGGCTTTTTCAAGCTCTCCGATTTTCACTTTCGCGCAGGCCGCAAAAGCCTCCGGCGTGATTTTGTTTTTAACCACTTCCCAAGCGGCTTGTGGATCAGTGATCTCAAACGAGGAGGCGCGTTCAGCGAGTTCCCATCCTGGTATTTCGACGCCGGAGAGCCGAAGTTCTAGGGCGCGGGCGTCCACCTTTTCAGCCCATCCCTTGAGGATCGGAGCGAGTTTTTTGGCGAGAGCCATTTTCTCAGGGTTGGTGATGAGCGCGGGGTCGTATTCAGGCGGAAGCGAAAGCTCCTCGGGCTTGTATTTGTCAGCAATCGCGAGTGCAAGGCTGTTGAGCTTCGGGCACTCGGCGCGGTGATTGCACCAAGCACAATGCCCGCCCGTCATGTAGGAGGTAGGGTCGTTGCGCTTGGCAGCTTCGATGATGGCGGCGACTTGAGCCACGAGGCGGTCGTAATCCCCCTCGCGAGTCCACTCCACGACATCAATGACGCCTTGGAACGGCAACAGCACATGAACAGAAAGTTTGTTTATCTTGGGGTGCGCGTCCCAGATTCCAACCGCATAAGCCCAGAATTGAGGCGAATCCGCTTCATATTTGCCCCAAGCGAACTTGTAGTCCACGAGTTCGGCGCTCGTTCCATGCAACATGATGTGGTCGATGTGTCCGAACTGGTCGAGGACTTTGTAGCGACGCTCGCGAATATCCTCCACAGGCGCTTCGCACTTAGCTCGCAGCGTGCGGAGATACTGCAAGCAAAGCCCCGCACATTTGCGGAGAAATTCATCATCAGCGGGGATGACGTCGAGGTTTTCTTTCTCGACGGCGAGGTGCCCTAGGGTTCCTCGATCTGCTGCGGTTGTGTCGCGGGTGTTGTCATTGCGAAAGCCTGGGCATTTCGCTTTTTCTTTCAGAGAGGACGGGGAGTGTTCCGCGTGCGCTCTCTCGCTGTGTTCTACTACGGCGAGTGAAACTTCTTTCACATCGCGTGGTTGTTCTTCTGTCATAATCTTTCCTTCGTTCAAAATGTTTTGATTCTCACGCTTGTGGCGCGTGAGGTGGAGAGCCGCCTGCTCGACCGTGCCTGGAGCGTAGAGCCGGAGCGCGAGAGCGCGGTTCTTGCCGCCGAAGCGCCGGATGCGCCCGATGGCTTGCTCTTCCGCCGTGCCGCTGAATTGTGGGCAGATGAGCGCCGTGCGAGGCGCGTTTCCGTGAACATCGTGGAGGTCGATGGATTGCCCCCCAGCACCGATTTGAACGACAAGGCAGCGAAGAATGTTCGCTTGAAACTTGTCGCGGCTTTGCTGCCTGTGTTCCTGCTTCACCCGCCCGTCAATGGTCTCGCTCATCTCCCCGAGCAGCTTTGAAGCCGCGTCGATGGATTCATGGAAATTGAGGAACAAGACCGCGCTCCCGCCATCCTCAACGATCTGTGTCGCTCGCTCGACGAGGTAGGGGACTTTGATGAGTTCAATGGCTTGGCGCTGCCGCAGATTCTTGACTGCACCTGGGTCGTTAGGATCGACCATCTCGCCGTAGAGTTTTTGAATCTCACCCTTGTCGGTCGGCGAAATGAAAATCGGCTCGTCGGAAAGGAGAAGGTCGGGGAGTTGTTCGCTGAGAACCGTGTCAGGAGTTCGGTTGCCGCGAGTGGTGAAAATGGAGTGGTGCAAATGCTCCATGCGGTTTTTGTTGTCGGCTGTTTTCGGGTCCCATTCTAGCCCGCCCCACTGCCCATTCTTTGCGCCCATCTTTCGCGCCCAACTCCAGAATTGACGCGGGTGAAAGAGCCCCAGCTTGGCCCCAATGCTTTTCATGCGAAGCGGGCTTTCTGCTGCTGTGGCTGAAAGCATCAGCACACGGTAGGGAGCGTCTTCGAGCATCTGCCCGTTCTGGCTTTTCAGCCCCGCGCACATGTGAACTTCATCGACGATGAGAAGGAGCGATTCGGGAACCCACTTGAAATTCTTGCCCGCTTTTTTGATCCAAGGCGTGTTCCCCGCACGCAGCTTTTCGGGGTTCTCGACGAACACTGGAGAAACCCCAAAAGCCTCCAGAGTGGCTTGCCACTTGGCTTTGACGCTCTTTGGACATATCACACCGACTGGTAGCGCATACCGCTTCGCCACTTCGCAGGCAATGATTGTCTTGCCTCCGCCGCATCCAGTGGCCTCCAGCGAGGCTCCGTTGCTGTCAAGACTTTTTAAATTGGCCTCCACAGCGTCTTGCTGAAAGGGGTAGAGGGAGAATTTCATTCAGCCTCGAAACCGGAAATCTGCGAGGCGCATTTTGCGTAGCCTGCGATGTCAACATAGGTGTCCTTGGTCGGCGTGTAGCAGGCTCGCGCCAGTTTCAAAATAATCATTAGGTGAGCCGCATCCAGAGCGGAAAGCGGAGCGGATGGGTCTTTGCGGGCAGCGATATACCAGTTCCATCCATCCGCGATTCTTTCATGGTTCGAGGAGGCTTTGTCGTAGTCGCGTCGGCGATCTCCTGTCGTGACCTTAATGGCCGTTTCGAGGATGCTTTCGTTTCCAGAGGCCGCTACGGCGCGGCTGAGTGCTTCGTCGTCGTTCATTTTACAAGTGAGGATTCTCTAAGGATCGAGATGAAATCTTCGGCGCGAATCACGACGATCCATTCGTGGTCGTTGCGCTTGTGAAAAACGGCTGGGATTTTTCCCTCCTTGGCATCTCGCACGGCTTGTGCGAGCCAGTTGTAGGGGTTCCCCGCCTCCACTCGTTTCACTTCAATGTGAAGCGGAAGAGAGTCGCAGACCACATCGCTCTCGGTCAGACCGAAGCGCCCTTGCGAGAATTGAACCCCACGCTTCGCGGGGAACCCCTGGTCGGAAAGAAAAGCGGCCAGCTCTCGCTCGCCCCGTGCGCCTTTGGCGCGTGAATTGATTTTTGCCATAAATTATGTGGTTATTACACCTCGGCCTTTGGCCCATTTGACTAAGTCTGCTTCTCGATAAACAAATTTTTTTGCGCCTAGTTTTCGGAACGGGAGCATCATGTTTTCGCGCCAGTAGGCGAGGTTACTTCTGGAAACTTTTCGTCCGAGAAGCTCGGAGAGCCTCACGGAGGCGGCTTCCGCTTCGTAGGCGGCTTCCGCGTCTTTTGCTTTCGGAATTGCGCCAGTGATTTCCAGTCGCATTTTTCCGTCCTCTAGTGGGGTTGCCGTAAAACTTCGGCATTCTAAAGTCATGGTGGTCGTCATTTGAAGTAGGCAAGAAGCGCTTCTCGGATGATTCGAGAGATAGATTTTTTGGTAGCCTTCCTCTCCATCTCCAACCGTCTTTCGACGGCTGGATTTGAAGAAAAGGAGCGGATCAATTTTTTATTCATTGATTCCCACTAGTTCTGGGTCTACGACCGCGCTTAAAACCGCGTCCCTTAATAAAAACTCCGCAAGCGTCTCAGGGGTGTCCCCCGAGACTTCGGCAAGAGCTTTGAGGTGCGCTGCGATGGTTTCATTGACGGTCAATGTTAATTGCATAGGTTTTTTGAACGGTTATTATTATTTTGGTTTAGAGTATTGCCCAACTCTGTTTAGGGTTTCTGAGGGGTTGGCGTGAGAAATTACTTCCTTCTTCTTGTAACGAGGTTTTTGAGTTTTTCAAGTGTTCGTGCGTCGAGCGCACCTGCGATTCGTTCGTCCGCTGAGTCGCTTTGCGACTCGATCAAGTGCTTTGCTGTCGCACGAATTTCGCCATCAGGGTCTTCTTTTTTCAAGAACTGCTCAACAGCTTCGCGAACGAGCGCTGAGATCGTCACATCCTTGAGTCCTGCAAGCAATGTGATCGCTTTGTTGTTCAGTTTTGATTCCACATAGGAAACGCGGAGCGTTCCGTCTTTGAGTTTGTTTGGCATACTTTTTTTCTTTGGTTAGTTGTTGTCACCGCATCTTCTGTCCGACATCTGCACGGACAGGCGGGTTGTGAGTATTGACACAGAGGTTATGCGGATGTTCAAACAAAAATTTATTTTTTTTTTTTCCGAACATCGCAAAAAACCTCCGCGTCTCCGTCTAAACCATTACCACTCTAACCGGATACCCTTTTCAAGTGCAAACTTTCTCACGGTGTCTGGGGTTATGCCGAACCACTCTTC